TATCGTTGTAGCTATCAATACCACCAAAAGTTGACGCATAACCGCCAAATTTGCCGCTAGAAGGGTCTGCAAACTTAAGGCTTACGCTATTCAATGAAAGTTGCTTTCTTGCAATCATCTTACTCTCCGAGTCTTTAATTTTTTGGCCATCCTTGATGAATTGGGTCAAGTTCGCGGGCCTAGCAGTGAGTTTGTTGACGCGATTACGACGAGTCAAGGTGCGCATGATGAACCGTTGTTGTTGGCCATATCGACGCAAGCGCCTAACGACAATGATTTATTGAGTATTTGGCTTGATGATGCAATGACAAGCGATGACAAGCATATCGTTTCTCATTTGTACACAGCCGACAAAGATTGTGATTTAGAGGACATGGCGGCTTGGAAAGCATCAAATCCGGCGCTTAGTCACTTTAGAAGTTTGGCCGATGTGGAAGAGCAAGCCGCAAGAGCTAAACGAATGCCAAGTTTTGAGCCGACTTTTCGCAACCTCGTGTTGAATCAGCGAGTTGAGATGGTTGCCCCATTCGTAAGCAAAGGCGTTTGGATTCTCAATAGTTCTGAGCCTGACGAGTCGGTCTTTTATGAGGAGCCTGTTTATGTTGGTCTGGATTTATCCGGTAAAACCGACTTAACAGCCATGGTGATGATCGCTTGGCGTGATAAATGGCACGTCAAACCCATATTTTGGACGCCTGAAAAGGGTTTGAAAGATAGGGCAAAGAAGGATCGCGCACCTTATGACATTTGGGAATCTCAGGGTTTTATTCGAACAACGCTCGGCGCATCGATTGATTATGAGATTGTTGCCCGCGAATTGGTAGAGATTTTGGGTGATTGCAACGTGGTAGCCATGGCTTTTGACCGTTGGCGCTTTGATTTGCTGAAAAAAGAGATTGATGAACTAGGGTTTATGTTACCCTTAGTGCCATTCGGCCAAGGTTTCAAAGACATGGCTCCGGCCATTGACACTTTGGAGACTGCATTGCTGAATGAACAATTTGCTCACGGTGGCCACCCTGTTTTGACGATGTGCATGGCAAATGCAAAAATCGAAAAAGACGCCGCCGGAAATCGGAAGTTAAATAAGTCAAAATCCACGGGGCGCATTGATGGCGCAGTCGCTTTAGCGATGGCCATCGGTGTCGCTGGTATGTCGAAACAAATTGAAGGTGATTTGGACGGATTCTTAGACGCTCCCTTAGTTATGAAACACTGACAAAATGGCAACACTTTATCAATCACTTCGCCGATGGTTCGGCAATGTTGGATCAACCGGCCAACAAGATGGCGTCCAATTAGGCGAACCATTCTCGCGAGTCTATGACAGCAACAAAGATTACGGCATCGACGGTGCTTTGCAAGTCTCCGCTGTCTGGGCATCGATTGAGTTACTCACCGACAACATTGCGTCATTGCCTTTGTTTGTTTATGAGAGAGCCGACGATACGGATGGCCACAAAACCTTAGCCCGTGGGTCAAAACTTTGGACGTTGCTTCACGATTCACCAAACCGCCGACACACTCCCATGGAGTTTTGGCAGTTTATGGTCATGAACTATTTGTTCAGGGGTAACGCATACGCTCGTTTGGTGCGAAATGATCAAGGCGAAGTCATTGAAATGTGGCCATTGGCAGCCGATCAAGTTGAAGTTGACGTGTTAGTTGACAAATCAATCGTCTATAAATACCAATACGAAGGCCAAGTGGCCGTGTACGACGAGAAATCGATTTTCCATTGGCGCGACAAAGGCAACGGCGTTGTTGGTATGAGCCGCTTGGATTACATGAGAAATTCGGTCGGAATTGCGATCGACGCTCAAAATCACACGTCAATGGGCTACAAAAAATCCGGTAAACGACCCGGAGTTTTCATGATTGATAAGCTTTTGACGCAAGAGCAAAGAAACAAAATTCGCGACAACTATCGCGGTCTTGTTGAAGGCTCGGATGATGATTTGTTGGTCTTAGAAGCTGGTGCAAAGTTTGAGCCGCTGAGTTTGACGCCTGCTGATTTGCAATTGTTAGACACTCGCAGATTCTCGGTCGAGGATGTTGGCCGTTGGTTTGGCATTTCATCGGTCATGATCAATGACACGAACAAAACGACGACATGGGGTACGGGTATTGGCCAGATTATTGAAGGCTTCTACAAATTCCGTTTGCGTCCCATGCTGGAATCGCTAGAGCAGTGCATCGAGCGTCGCGTTTTGACTCCAAGACAACGTGAGCTTTATTCGGTTGAATTCTCGTTAGACGCGATTTTGCGCGGCTCATTGAAAGATCGTTTGGAATCAGCTTCAAGCGCGGTTCAAAATGGTTTGATGACGCGCAACGAATGGCGACAGCTTGAGAATTTGCCACGCAAAGATGGCGCAGACGAATTAACGGCTCAAGTCAATTTAGCCCCGCTTTCAAGCCTTGGAGCTTCAAGCAATGCCAATACCCAATGACGCAATGGCGCGTGAAGCGCAACGCGGTTTAGATTGGAGAAATGAGTTTGGCCGAGGCGGTACAGAGGTTGGCATCGCACGGGCGCGAGACATTACAAATAAAGTCGATTTATCTGACGAAACAATTGGCCGCATGGTGTCATACTTCGCACGTCATGAAGTTGACAAAGAGGCTGAGGGTTTTCGCGAAGGCGAAGATGGTTATCCAAGCAATGGTCGAATTGCGTGGGCTTTATGGTCTGGTGATGTTGGCCGTGAATGGGCTGAAAAAGAGTGGCAAAAAATTAAAGACTCGGAGAGTAAGATGATTGCAAGAAAGCAACTTTCATTGAATAGCGTAAGCCTTAAGTTTGCAGACGCTTCTAGCGGCAAATTTGGCGGTTATGCGTCAACTTTTGGTGGTATTGATAGCTACAACGATACGATCATGGCAGGCGCCTATAAATCTGTCATTGAGGCTATTCAAAGCGGCTCAGCCCGTATGCCAAAGATGTTTGTGAATCATAAATCTTGGGAAGTGCCAATTGGTAAGTGGACTAAGATGATTGAGGATGAAAAAGGTTTGTACATTGAAGGCGAATTGACAAACGGCAATCCTGAAGCCGCCATTGTTAAAGCCGCAATGCAACACGAAACAATTGATGGCTTGAGCATCGGCTATATGCTGAAGCAAAGCGACATTGAGTTTTCGGAGATCAACGGACAGACGGTTCGCGTGATTAAAAACATTTCTGATCTATCAGAAGTTTCAGTTGTTACTTTTCCCGCTGACGATATGGCTCGCGTTGACTTAACTAGCGTTAAGACTTCGCTTGACCAGATTGAAAGCATCAAGGATTTTGAAGATTTCTTGCGTGAGGCAGGAGGTTTCTCAAAATCGCTCGCAACGGCTACGGCAAGTCGTGCGAAGCGTTTATTTGCTCGGAGTGAGTCCGAGGAATTGCAATTGCCAAGTGAACTTCAGCGAATGATCGCTGATAATCTTAAAAACTCTCGGACTCTTTTTTAAAGGAAATACTATGTCTGATATCGCAGAAATCAAAGCCCTTGCTGAAACTCAAGGCACATTGTTGACAGCCACCCGTGAATTGAAAACATGGATGGAAAAAGCAAACGGCGAATTGGCCGCTTCTAAGTCTGTCGAAGCTGAAACAAAATCAGCATTGGAAAAACTGAGCGTTAAAGCCGCTGAGTTGACCGACAAAGCCATCGAACTCGAGCGCAAATTGTCTGACAAAGGCGCTGAAGGCCAAAAAGCTGAAGACTCTATTGGCGAGCAGTTGGTTAAGTCTGACGCTTTCCAAGCCATGGCTCAAGGTCGTAGCAAATTCGCTCGTATTGAAGTCAAAACCGCAATCGTTAACGCTACTGGCCAAAATCAGCCATTGGTGCAAGATATGCGCGTTCCCGGCATTTTGTCTAACCCTAATCGCGTTTTGACAATTCGTGACGTTCTGCCTGTTGGCCGTACATCGTCTAATTTGGTTCAATACACCAAAGAAAACGTGTTCACCAATAACGCTGGTGCTCAATATTCAAGCCCAAATCGTGAAAACGTGACTAAGCCTGAGTCTGCAATTACCTTCACTTTGGCTAACGCGCCTGTTGTGACTTTGGCTCACTTCATCCCCGTTTCACGTCAAGTTTTGGATGATGCCCCTCAGTTGCAATCCTATGTCAATGGTCGTTTGACATACGGCCTGAAGCTGGAAGAGGAAGACCAATTATTGAATGGCTCTGGCACTAGCGGCAACATCGCTGGTATCTTGGCCTCTGGCAACTACACAGCGTTTAACCGCCACGTCACTGGTGACACAGCTTTGGACACATTGCGTAAAGCCATTACTCAAGCTCAATTGTCTGAGTATCAAGCCGACACAATCGTGATCAACCCTGCTGACTGGGAAGAGATCGAGTTGGCCAAGACCACTTATGGCGAATACATTTTCGGCGGCGATATGGGCCCCGTGAATGCTTTGGCTCCTTTGGTCTGGGGTAAGCGCGTTGTTGCTACAAACAGCATCGCCGCTGGTACTTTCTTAGTTGGTGCATTCTCTATGGGCGCACAAATCTGGGATCGTATGGATGCCGCAGTTCAAATCTCCTTCGAAGATGGCGACAACTTCAAGAAGAACATGGCCACCCTGTTGGCTGAAGAGCGTTTGGCCCTGACGGTTTACCGTCCAGCCGCTTTCATTAGCGGTTCACTGTAAAGTGCGCGCCCCTGTGTCTTAGGACATGGGGGCTTATTTATACTAAAACTGAAATACCCCCGCGATGGAATTAGTAGAAATAATCGCCTTGGCTCATTTTGATGATTCGCGAATTGGTAGCGTTTCAAAAAAAATGCGCTTAAAAGTGCCCTCTGTTGTTGCTGACGACCTAGAGTCGATCGGTTTGGTGCAAATCCTAAACCCTCCAGTGGCACGCGCCCCAAAAAGTCCTTTGATCGCACCGCTGGTCGATGGGCAGGGCGTGTCGCCTGTGTTATTGCAAGCGGCCCAAGTCTCACCGAGGCGGATTGCGACGTTGTTGGAAACCAAGGATGGGCCACAATCGCAGTTAACGACAGTTACCGTCGAGCGCCATTTGCAGAATGCCTCTATGCTTGCGACGAACAATGGTGGAATGTCCATCACGAACGAGTTAGAGCACAATACAAAGGCGAGTGTTGGACTCAAGACGAGAGGGCGGCCAAAAGGCTCAAAATCAACCGTATCGGGTCAGAAAACAAAGCCGGACTCGGTGTTGATGGCGTAATTCACCAAGGTGGTAACAGTGGTTATCAGGCGATCAATCTTGCGTATCTTTGGGGCGCAAAAACGATTGTTTTGTTAGGCTTGGATTGTTCGCCATCGGCCAAAGGTGAGGCCCATTGGTTTGGCCAGCACGGAGCAGGGTTAACCACTAGCCAGCCTTTTAAGATGTGGCAGGCTAAATTCCCGCAACTTGCAGTTGATTTGCAAACTGAGGGCGTAAGAGTAATTAACGCAAGCAGGGAAACGGCTCTCACTTGCTTTGAGCGTATGACGCTTGAGGAAGCAATTAAGGTATGCTGACACTTTTGACCGCGACTGGTGCAAGGCCTAAAGCATGGGCCATTTGCGAAATGTGGATGGCTCGGCAAACGTACCGTGGAAAGGTTCGCTGGATCATTGTTGACGATGGCGAAGAGCCTCAGCCAATCACGTTTAGCAGACCGAATTGGACTTTAGAAGTTATCCGGCCGACCCCGTTTTGGCAAGCTGGCATGAATACGCAAGCGCGAAACCTTCGCGCAGGCATGGACGTGATTAGCGCCGATGAAAGAGTTGTTTTCATTGAGGATGACGATTGGTATGCGGCCGATTGGTTGGAAACGGTTGATAAGAAGTTTGAAAAAGCAGAATTAATTGGCGAGGCAAATGCTCGTTATTACAATTTGACGCAAAAGACTTATCGGCCAATGAACAATACGCTACACAGTAGCCTTTGTTCTACGGCCATTCGTGGCCAAGCTTTAGAAACTTTCAAATCGGTTTGCCGTTCTAGTGTTAAGTTCATTGATTGCTTATTGTGGCAAGCTCACAGCGATAATCACTTATTTAGTGGTGAGCGAGTGCTAGGCATAAAAGGAATGGCTGGCCGTGGCGGTATTGGTGTTGGCCATGCAAAAAATTTCCGTGGAACTCGCGATGTTGGCGGTAAAATTTTGAAATCGTGGATTGGTGATGATGCTTTGGTTTATAAACCAGAGGGAAAATTAAATGACTCAAGTGATTCGTAAAACTAAACGCACGTCGGCTGTCACGACTGAGCCAATTTCTTTGGCCACAGCCCGTTTGCATTTGCGACTTGATGCCATGGGTTCGCCTCCTAGCCATCCCGATGATGCTTTGGTCACGGCCATCATTTCTACTGCTAGAGAATCAGTCGAGGAATACACACGATTGACTTTGGCGCATACGACCATTGCGTTGGCTCTTGATGAATTCCCCGCAAACGAAATTGATTTGGGCACTTACCCAATCAATTCGATTACAAATATTCAATACAAAGACACAAACGGCGTCACTCAAACTTTGAGTTCGTCTGAATACATTTTGGATTCATTCAGTAGCCCTTCAAAGATTTATCCAGCGACCATTTGGAAAGACACAAAGCAAGTGCCCAATGCGGTCATTGTGAATTTCTCAGCGGGTTTCACCGATGATCAAAGTCCAAATGATTATCCAATGCCTAAAGCTTTAAAACAGGCCATGCTTTTAATGATTGCGCATTTGTATGAGAACCGCGAAGCTGTCAACGTTGGCAACATGGTTACACAAATTCCGCTTGGCGTGATTCATTTGATGACGCCTCACCGACTTGAAATGGGCGCGTAATGAGAATTTCAAAGCTTCAACAAAGAATCACGGTTCAAAGGCGAAGCGCAACTCTTGACGCTTATGGCCAAGAGATCAATTCTTGGACAAACATCGCGACCGTTTGGGCTGAGGTAAAGCCGATTTCTGGCAAAGAGAAATTGCGCACGAATTCAATGCTGGTTGACGCGCAATTGACGCATCAAGTGACCGTAAGATTTTCTGAGGTTTTCTTACCTGCTAATCAAGCCGACGCATGGCGTATTCTTTTTGGCACTCGAGTTTTCAACATTACGGCGTCAATGAATGTTGATGAAGCGGACAAAATGATCATTTTCGATTGCACTGAGGGCAGTCTTGATGGCCAATGATCAATACGTCAAGATTGAGGGGTTGTCTGATTTGCAGAAAATGTTAGACGAACTCCCCGCAAAGATTGAGGCGAATATTATGCGAGGCGCACTGCGTCAAGGCGCAAACATTTTTCGAGATCGAGCACGGGCGGCGGCTCCGGTTAACTCAGGAAAACTTAAAAAGAGCATCAAAGTTAAGACCTCACTTAAAAAAGGTAAGGCGATTTCTCAAGTTGTCGCGGGCGGTGGTGACGTTTGGTATGCTAAATTTATTGAGTTTGGCACGGCCTCTTTTTATGAGGGTAATGGACGAACCGTGGGTGCACCGTATAAGATAGCGAAAAGCAAGAAAAAAGCGATGAAATTTGGTGATGTTTACGCCGACAATATCATCCATGAGGGCGTTAAACCAAATGCCTTCATGCGAAAAGCTTTTGACGCTGGAGAAACTGAAGTTATCGATAATGTTGCGGCTTATATCCGTATGCGTATTGGACGAGAGATTATCAAATCAACATGAATCCAGAACTAATCATTGCGGCCATGTTAAACACGGTCGGCATTAACGCATTGGTAAGCACGCGAAAAGCCATGGTGCAATTGCCTCAAAATACGGCGTTTCCAGCGCTTGTTTATACGATCATTGATGCAGTGCCTCAGCCGCACCTAAATTTCAGCACAGAGCGTCAAATGGCGCGTGCTAGAGTACAAATTAACCCCATTGCAAAGACAATGGCGGAAGTAAAATCAATTCATGATCAAGTTCGTTTGGCCATGGATTTCAAACTTCAACAAACATTTGCGGGGAAAACCGTTGTCAGTAGCCGATTGGACATTGTTTCATCGGCTGAGAAAGATCAAGACACTGGCACTTGGACGCAACCCGCTGATTATTTGGTTTATTACTATGAGTAATGGCCACAACAGTTTCAGGCATTCGCTTGAAAATTCTGCCCGCATCCCTGTGGGCTTTTTATAAACGAAAGGTAAGACCATGACAGTCCGCACATCCGCAGGGACGACGCTCCGAGTCACTGCATCCGCACCCGCAACATACGATAGCTCCGGCTATAACACGCTATTTACAGCATCCCCCACACCCGCTTTGGTTGGTGAAATCACTGATCTTGGCGAATTTGGCCGTGAATTCGCTTTGGTTACGCATATGCCTGTTGGCTCGCGTGGCACTCAGAAATTCAAAGGCTCATTCAACGAAGGCACTATGACTTTGTCATTGGGCTTGGATACGGATGATGCTGGCCAGATCGTTATGAAGGCCGCAAGCCTGAGCGACAACGATTATTCATTCATGGTTACAACCCAGAGTGGCGATCGTTACTTCTACCGCGCTAAGGTTATGTCTTGGAAGGTAGGCGTTGGCTCTGTTGATTCAATCACTACTGCCACAGCTACATTGGAAATCACGACCAATGCCGCTGGTGTTGGTATCGTTGAATCTTTGGCCGCTTAAGAATTGCCGTAAATGGCAACACGCGCACCGAATCGGGTCAGTTCGCATCCTTCGCGGGGTGCGGCTGACTCGGTCACGGGCAATAACTCTCCCCGCGAAAGGATTACTAAAATGTTTGATATTTCCCAACTTGCTGTTAAAGAAACGGCCATCATTGAACTTGAAACCGTAGATGGCGACGCCCTCTTGGATGCCAATGGCAATCAATTGAGTATTACCGTTTACGGCCCCGGCTCCAAGGCGTTTCAAAAGGCGCAAAGCGTGCGAAATCGCGC